AAGGCAGTGATGCAACAAATGCAGACTTTGGACATGACATGACACATGACGAGAAGAAAGCAAGAGTTGCTCGTAGTGTTGGGTATCTCAAGTATCAAAAGACATTAGATGATTGGGGTTCAGAGGACTTTACAGTTATTGATGCAGCAATAACCGCAGCAGATAACTTCACGGGGTAATAATGGAAAATTCAAATATTATAAGTATTAACGATAAGAAATATGATGGTTCTGATTTAACAACAGAACAGAAATATTGCATTGAGCAGATACAAGAATGTCAAGCCGAAGCACATAAATTAAAAAAACAATTAGATAGAATAACTGTTTCTCAAAATGTTTACACAAATAATTTAATAGGACTTTTAAAAGACAAAGAGGTGAAGGATGACCAGAGCCAGTGATTTAGCAAAACTATTAGGAGCAGGTGCTACCATCAATGATGGTACAACTATAACGACTGCTGATAATACTGCACAATTAGAACTTGTATCAACAGATGCAGATTCAGGCATAGGTCCTCATCAAGTGTTTTACAGAAACTCAAGTAGTCCTGCTGATGCAGATTTATTATGTGAGTTAGATTTCAGAGGTCGTAATGACAATAGCCAAGATGTGAATTATGCTACTGTAAATGTAAAAGCTAGTGATGTTAGTGACGGCACAGAAGATGGTGAATATATACTTCAAGTTATGACAGCAGGAAGTGTTGACACTACCATGCACATTAAACCTGCTGAAATAGTTTTTAATGAAGATAGCATTGACAGAGACTTTCGTGTTGAATCAAACGGCAATGCTAATATGTTGTTTGTTGATGGTGGCAATGATCGAGTTGGCATAGGTACTAACGCTCCAACGACTGCATTACATGTTAAATCAAGCACTTCTGATGTAAGATTACAATTAACAAACAGTGCGTCTGCTGATGACACAACTGGTTCTGGTGCTTCTTTCCAATTAAATAATGACGATTTATATATAAACGCAATCGAACCAGCAGGAAAAATTTACTTTAGAACAGATGGAGGTACTGGTAGTTTTGTAGAAAGAATGAAAATAAGTGGTTCTGGAAATACTAAAATCACATCTCTTGCTGGAAGTGACTATGTACTTAGACTGCATAATGACAGGAATAATAATGATGGTTATGGTTTGCATTTACAAGTAGGTGCTGATGACCCATCTGGTACACACTATCAGATTGATTTTGCAGATGGTGATGGAACTATACAAGGGTCAATTTCATCTAATAGTGGCACAGTAACATATGGTGCTTTTACTGCTTTTCACCCTTGTATTATTCCAAACGCAGATAATGATGCAGATAGTGTAGCTAATGCTTATCCTTATGGCACATTATTAGAAATAACAAGTTTAAGTTACACACAAAAAAATGGTGCTGATACTGAAAGAGGTATTTTATATAATGTACAAAAATCATCTAGTGCAAAATCAAAAGCAGTATTAGGTGCTTATGGCTCGTCAATGAATAGTGAAGCACGAGGTGATACCAATTTACATCAAGCCTTAATTTTAGGTGATGGTCATATTCTTTGTAATAATGAAAATGGAAACATTGCAGTAGGAGATTATATCTGCACATCATCTGTAAGTGGTGAAGGAATGAAAGCTACTAGCATTTGTACGACAATAGGTATAGCAAGAGAAGCCATAACATTTTCAAATAGTACAGCAGTTTTAGTAGCTGTTGAATATGGATACAGACAGTTTATACCAGAAGATTTAGAAGCTAGAATAACAGCATTGGAGAGTGCATAGTGCTAGGTCACTCAGCCATTGCCGAAGCTGCTTTTGCCGATAGTTTAGGAGGCATTTTACAAGCTGGTGTAGCCGAGATGAGTGGTATCGCCTCTAAGACTTCTGTAGGCGTTGGAATACTAACAGGTGGTGAGATTAACATTGATGGCAATTTCACACAAATATCTACGGGTACATTCATAAGTGCAGGTGCATCCACCGATGTAAGTATGAATTTTATACAAACTACAGCAGCAAATAGATTAGATGTATCCGAGATAGACTTAACAACGGAGTTTACTCAAACGTCAAATGGTATTATGATAAGGTCAGGTGTTGCAAGTAAAGAGCTTAATTTTACTAAAACATCTGTAGGAGATATTAAGTTTATAGAAGTAAATGCAGGTGCAACAACAGAAACATTTACAACCATTACTCCAAGTGGTACAGAAAGTTGGACAACAGTAACTCCGTCGGGTACAGAAACCTGGACAGAAATACAGTGAGGTAAACATGGCTAGTACATATACAGGTAACACAGGGTTAGAAAAAATAGGTTCAGGAGAACAAGCTGGAACATGGGGAACAACAACTAATACAAATTTTGATATTATAGATGATGCGTTAAATGGTGTTCTTGAAATAACCGTTTCTGGTAATACTACTCTAACCACAAGTGATGGAGTATTATCAAATGGACACCATAAAGTTATATTATTAATAGATAATGTATCGGGGGCTTTTAACCTTACTATAGCCCCTAATGATGTTCAAAAACTTTATTTTATTAAGAATGCTACTGATCAAATAGCTACTATATTACAAGGTGGGGGTTCAGGCACTACTGTTACTTTAGCTGCTGGGACATCTGGAATTATTTATGCTGATGGTACTGGATCAAATGCGAATGTCGGTACAATATCTACTGATTTATTAGGTGATACATCTCCACAATTAGGAGGTAACTTAGATACGAATGGTAAGAACATAAACTTTGGTGATTCAGCTACAGCAGGTACTGATGATACTCTTCAGTTTGGTGCTTCTCAAGATTTAAAAATATATCATCATGCAACAAATGGTTCTTTTATAGTTGACAGTGGAACAGGGAACTTAAATATATCTGCTAGTCAAGTATCTTTATTAGGGGGTGCTGATGGTGCAGAAACAATGGCTACCTTTGCTGATGATGGAGCGGTAACTCTTTATCATAATAATAGTGCAAAGTTAGCGACATCTGCTACTGGTGTAACAATTACGGGAGACATAGCCAATGCTTCTGGAGACATGACACTAGATGTTGCTGGAGAAATTATATTAGATGCTGATGGTGCGGATATAATATTCAAAGATGCTGGCACAGAAATAGGTCGATTTAGTAATACAGCAAGTAATTTTGTTATGAAATCCGCAGTTTCAGATAAAGATTTAATATTCAAAGGCAACGATGGTGGCTCCGAGATAACTGCATTGACCATAGATATGTCTGGAGCGGGTGCAGCAACATTTAATAACGACATAACTGCTTTTTCTGACAGACGATTAAAGACAGACATAGAACCAATAACAAATGCTTTGCCAAAAGTTATGAGGATGCAAGGTGTATATTACAAAAGAAATGATGTTGATGATGCTAAAGAACAAATTGGTGTTATAGCACAAGATATGGAAATGATTATACCAGAGGTTGTATTGACGGCTGATGATGAAATGCAAACCAAGTCTGTTGATTACGGCAAACTATGTGCTGTGCTTATAGAAAGTATAAAAGAATTAAAAGCAGAAATCGATGAATTAAAGAAGAACTAATTATGGCGTTAGCGGGATCAGGAGCAATAAGTTTTGCCAACATAAGGGATGAATTTAGTCCTGGAAGTAATACTTCCGTTTCTCTCGGTGATTATTATCGTCAAGGCAGTAAGATAAAAGCCAAAGCTGGAAATAACAATGCAACTCATTTAGCTTCGGCTGTGCCTACAAGTGGTGCATTAGCACTTAGTGATTATTATGGAACAGGGTTAGGGTTCCAGTTTATAATAAGTTCTGATGCTACAGACCAAAATTTATCAACTATTTTTGGTGATGATTACGATCTCGATTATCTCAAACTTGTTGTTATTAACTCTGGTGTAACTGTTGGTGGTACAAGTACAAGTACTCCAGCTATCAATGTTCCCTCTGGTGGAGCAGGTACAATTACTATAACGAACAATGGGAATATATATGGTAAGGGTGGAGCAGCAGGTAGTGTAGGTGGTGATGCTATTGTAGCAGCGAGTGCCTGTAATGTAGTTAATAATGGCAACATTAAATCTGGTGGAGGTGGTGGAGGAAATGGTGGTGCAGGTGGTAATGGTGTTACTCCTATAAATGCTTCTTTAAATAATTTCACAGATGAAGGTGGAACACCTTATGGTAGTGGTAATACACCTAACAATGATGTCCCTTCTTGGTTTAGTAATTACGGTGGTAGCCATGATTTAAATGGACAAGGTGTTGTTGCAGACAGAAAATGGTGTGGTGTTGATTTAAATGCTTTACAGTCAGGAAGAGTCAATAATAGTTGGGGGTTTTTTACAACGTCATCCTCTTTTAGAGGATCTCTTGCAAACAGAGGTCCTTTCTACTGTTCTTTCCAATTAGGTACACAAGGCACATATACTTTATCTAGTGCAACAATAACCTCTACCTATGGTTCTGGTTATGGAAGTCCACAAATAAATATAAGTACAAGTAATTCTTCTGCTAGTCAAGGTCAAGGTGGAGGCACTTACACAGGTGGTCAAACTATGAACCTTTCTGCAGATACTACTTATTATTTAGTTGGCTTTTTGAGTAATATTAGTGGTGGAACTAATCTGTATTATAATAACTTTGATTTTAATTTCAGTCTTACTGTTAACACTATTACTTCAGGTGGTTCTGCTGGAGCAGGTGGGGTAGGAGGAAGTTATAATGCTTCGGCTGGATCTGGAGGTTCAGGTGGTTCTGCTGGAGGAACAAATGCTGGAGCAGGTGGTGCAGGTGGTAATGGTGGAGCATTAGGGGCTGCTGGATCTAATGGAACTGCTGGTGGTAATGGTGGTGGCTCAGAGATTACTTATCCTTCTTCCGCTCCAACAAATGGTGGTTCTGCGGGAACAGGTGGAGCAGCAGGGAAGTATATTAATGGTCAAAGTAATGTTACACTAACAAATAATGGAACAGTAGCAGGAAATATATCATAATGCCTTTAACAAAGTTACAATTTAAACCTGGAATCGTATCTGATATTACTTCTTACAGTAATGAAGGAGGATTTATAGATGGAGATAAAGTAAGGTTTCGTTTAGGTTACCCAGAAAAAATAGGAGGGTGGGCTAAATACACTACTTCAACTTATGAAGGAACAGCAAGAAGATTACATAATTGGGTTGCCCTTGATGGTTCTGACTTTTTAGGTGTTGGAACAAACCTTAAATATTATATAGAAGAGGGTCAAACTTTTAATGATATAACCCCTATACGAAATACAACAAGTGCAGGAGATGTTACTTTTTCTGCATCAAATGGGTCAGCAACTATAACTGTGACAGATCCTGCTCATGGTGCAAATGAAAATGATTTTGTAACTTTTTCAGGAGCAGCTAGTCTTGGTGGTAATATCACAGCAACTATATTAAATATAGAATATCAAATTGTAACAATTATAAGTTCTAACTCATATACAGTTACAGCTAGTGTCGCAGCAAATGGATCAGATACTGGTAATGGTGGTTCTAGTGTTATTGGGGCATATCAATTAAACACTGGTCTTAATGTTACAGTTGGTGGAACTGGTTGGGGTGCGGGACAATGGAGTGGCACAACATCTAGTGCATTATCAACACAACTAAATGAAACATTATCTAATAGTGATACCAGCGTTGATGTAGATGATGAAACAGGTATGAATACAGCAAACGATGTCATACTTGTAGACAACGAACTTATGCTTGTATCAGCAACGACTGATGATAATACAATGACTGTAACTCGTGGACATAGTGGCACGACAGCAGCAACTCATGCAGATAATACCTTAGTACGATTAGCTGTAGGAAACACCTTACCTACTTCCGATTTTGTTGGTTGGGGTAGTGCAGCATCAATTACTGTTCCTGGAGCACAAATAAGGTTATGGTCACATGATAATTTTGGTGAAGACCTTATAATAAACCCAAGAGATGGAGCTGTTTATTACTGGGATAGGACAAATGGCTTTGGAACACGAGCTGTTCAATTAAACACAAGGACTGGAACTAAAACGAGTGTTCCACAAGTTGCTAAACAAGTACTAGTATCCGACCAAGATAGACATGTGATTGCTTTTGGGTGCGATGGCTTTGGTGGTAATAGTACAGCCGAAGATGGTGATGGTATTCAAGATCCTTTGTTAATACGTTTCTCATCACAAGAAAACCCTATTGATTGGTTTCCAACAGCTACAAATACAGCAGGTGATCTAAGACTTGGTGGTGGATCAACTTTTGTACAAGCTGTGGAAACAAAACAACAAATACTTATTTTTACAAATAAATCATTACATAGTATGAAGTTTATAGGTCCTCCGTTTACTTTTGGGTTACAAGAATTATCTAAAAACATAACAATAATGAGTCCTTCTTCTGCTATTGCTATTGAAGATAGTGTTTTTTGGATGGGTGTAGATACATTTTATGTATATGGGGGTGGACAAACTATACAATTACCTTGTACTGTAAAAGATAAAGTGTTTTTAGATTTTAATTTTGAAGAACGAGATAAAGTTCATGTAGGTGTTAATTCTGAATTCAGTGAGTTATTATGGTTTTATCCAACAAAAACAAGTACAGAAGTTGATGCTTATGTTGCTTATAACTATAGTGAAAAAATTTGGTACTATGGAACAATGGCTCGTCAAGCATGGATGGATAGAGGTATTAGAACATTACCAATAGCCACAGGCGGTCAATATTTATATAACCATGAAGTAGGGTACGATGATGATGGTTCAGCTATGACTTCTTTTATTGAATCTGCTCCTGTTGATGTAGGCGATGGCGATAAGTTTGTGTTTTTAAAAAGAGTAATCCCTGATATAACTTTTGATGGTTCTACTGCAACAAACCCTGATGTAGCTTTTACTATGAAAACTAAAAATTTTCCAGGATCTAATTTTAGTGAGACTACACAAAACACAACACAGAGATCTGCTACAAGCCCAGTAGAACAATTTACTGAAAAGTTAGATTATCGTTTACGAGGTAGATCTTTTAGTTTAAGAATAGATTCAACTTCTTTAGGTACAAAGTATAAATTAGGTTCACCTAGAGTTGATGTTAGAGCAGATGGTAGGCGATAATGTTAGTAACTAGTATCCCACAATATATACAAGGTTTAACAAATGCTAAAGTAGATTTAACTACTACGAATCTTACAACTCTGTATACAGCACCGAGTGGAGCAGATTTTAATGCTTCTGTTGTAAATTCTATATTAGTATCTGAAGATAGTGGTAATGCTGATACTTTAACCGTCTCATTAGTTGATACAAGTAATGCTGTGTTTAGTTTGTTTAAAGTCAAAGCGGTAGGGGCTAATACAACAATAGAATTATTAACAAAAGATTTAATCTTACAAAGTGGTGAAATATTAAAAGTTCAAGCTGCGACTGCGAATAGATTACATGTTGTAGCTAATATCCAAGAATTATCTAAAACAAGAGTAACAACAAGTGCAATATCACAGATATAGGATTGTATAATTATTATGAAACTGTTAAGGTACTAATATGACAGCAGGAATAGCAACATTACCTTTTGAGGTACAGTCGCAATCTCTTGTTCCAACAGGAGGTGTTTACGATTTTAAAAAAGCAGCCGATATGTTGGCTGACTTTGGTCGTGAGGGCGATACATATATAGTTCATGCTGCTGAGGGCGAAACAGTAATACCTATGGAAGTATTGCAAGCTAACCCTCGCATGAAAACTATGTTATTTAAACAAATGGAAGATATGGGTTTAGAACCAGAGCGTTATGTTGTTGGTAATGAATTAAATTCTATAAATCCTATTACAGGTAAACCTGAGTTTTTTCTTAAAAAATTATTTAAGAGTTTAAAAAAGGTTGTTAAGAAAGTTGCTCCAATAGTACTTCCTATTGTTGCTCCGTATTTACTGCCTACAATGCCTTTATTTTTGAGTGCTGGTATTGGTAGTTTTGCAGGAGGACTAGCTTCTGGACAAGATCCAATGGATGCTTTAAAGGGTGCTGTAATAGCAGGAGGATTAGCTGGGATAGGTTCAGCGGCTTTTGGTAAAGGGTTTGGTGCGACAGGTGCTGAATCTGGTTTAACAACAGATTATAATATATTAGGTGGTTCTACAGGAACAGGATCACCTACATTAGCTTCTAGTAATGTAAGTAATCCTTTTTTAACAGAAGGTGGTGTAAAAGGATTACCAGTTTCTAGTCCAGGAAAGTTAGGGGCTAAAACAGCGAACTTAGCTTCAGCCCAAGATTTTTATGTGCCTCCATCTTCAACCCCTAAAACAGTACTGGGAGTAGATGGTCCAGCTACGACTTCTTTATTTCCAAAAGAAGTAGGTATAGAACAAGTAGCTGATAAAAATTTATTTTCACAAGCTAAAGATGTAGCTAACCAATATGTAGTTGAGCCTTATCAAAAATATTTAAGTCCAAGTCGACCAAGTATGTCTCCAGATATGGATCAAGTATTAAAACAGTATAATGAAAAAATTTCTAAACTTCCTGCTAATATAAACACAGGTGCAAATAGATCAGCTATATACAAAGACCTTATTAAACAAAATACTCCTGGAGCAATAAGAAAGTATGCTCCATTAACCACAGCAGGAACAGCATTGGCTTATGGATTAGGAGCATTTGAAGAACCAGAAGAAGAACCAATTATAGATCCTATTACTGGTAAAATAATGTTAGATGAAGATATAGCCAGTGGTACATATAAATATGCTTTTGACCCAAGCCTTTTTTATGGTGATAATCCATACTACGCTGCTGGAGGTGGAGAGATAAGTGGTCCTGGAACACCCACCTCTGATTCTATACCTGCTATGTTAAGTGATGGTGAATTTGTAATGAATGCTAAAGCTGTTCGTGGAGCTGGAGGCGGCGATAGAAAAGCAGGAGCAAAGAAAATGTATGCTATGATGCGTAATTTTGAAAAGGGAGCGGCATAATGGCTCAAGAAACTCAAACCGTTATTCAACGTGAAGCCCCTGAAATAGAGGCTTATAAACTTGGGTTATTAGAACAAGCTAAGAATTTAACGGCAACTGCTCCAAAAGGGGGTCTTCCTGCTTACCAAGTGGCAGGATTAGATCAAGCACAAATAGATGCGTACAATCAAGCAACTGGAGGGATTGGTTCTTATCAACCTTATTTAGATACAGGAGAAGGAACATTAGGTACAGCAGCAACGACAACTACAGGAGGAGTTGCTGATATACAACAAGGTATGGAGTATTTAGATCCAGCCACAGGACAAACTATGGTAACGCAAGGTCAAGGAATGCTTGATCCAGCTAAAGGTTATTATGATACAGGGGCAACACAAGCTACAGGCTCAGCAAGTGCTTATGACCCTACAGGTATAAGTGCTTTTATGAACCCTTATCAACAAGCAGTTACACAAAATGCGTTAGCTGATTTAAATGAACAGTATGGTAGACAAGTAGCTGGAATGGATGCACAGGCATTACAATCAGGGGCTTTTGGTGGTTCTCGTCAAGGTGTAATGCAAGGGTTGGCTCAAGGTGAGTTAGCTGATGTAGCAAGTAAAAGAATATTTGAAGATTATGCTAGAAATTTTGGACAAGCTCAAACAGCTTCTATGCAAAACTTTCAAAACCAAAAGGCAAGAGAACTCGCAGCAGCTCAAGCCCAAATGCAAGCTGGACAAGGATTACAAAATTTAGGATTAGCTTCAGGGCAGTTAGGTCAAACTTACGCAGGTATTGGAAATCAAGCTGCTCAAACAGCAGGAGCATTAGGAGCTCAACAAGGTGCGTTAGGAGCTCAGTTAGGACAAATAGGTACACAGCAAGCCGCTCTAGGTGAGTTTGCACAAAAAGCTGGTATAACTGATATTAACTTATTGGAAACATTAGGTGGATCTAGACAGCAACAAGCTCAAAGG